CATCACTCCACTGACCACCACATGGTTCTACTGTTGTAATTCTTACTGCATCGCCAACACTATAACTAGCATTAGGACCCCCAGTACCAGCTATAGCCTTTACTATATCTCCTACTTGAGGGGTTTGCCCATCAACAGTAACACATGCAAAAGAAGGATAAGATTGAGTAAAAGGTCCAAAATTTGGGTTACAGGGCTGTACAAATGTTCTTCTACCTGTACCTGCGGGCACGTAAGTTATATTTTGAGAAGCTGCATCCCAATCAAATGGTCCTGTTCCTTGTTCATTGATCAATTCTTTGATTGACTCTTTAATTATATTTCTTAATTCTGATTTTTTCATTTTCTATTCGGTTTAATGTTTGCTAGTTTTTGCATTCTACTATTTGCAACTCCTCTTGCAGATGTATCTGGTAAAGTAGATGGATCAAGTTGTGGGTCAGCGACTTTATTTGGGGCAAATGCAGCAGGTGGTGTTGAGACTTTATTTAATAGGTTAGGTGTTCCTGCACCGGATACATTTATTCCACCCGATCCTACATACTGACATTGTGGTACACTAGAAATGTTGGGACTAACCGGATTAGAAAAGTCTGAGTTAAGATCATTAAGTACACCATTAGAAGAAATAGCACCTACTTCCACATATACCCCATGAATCGAATTATCAAATACTGAATTAAATGCATTAGCCTGTTGTTGAGTATCTACTTGGAATACAGTTCCTAAACCACAACCATCACTTGTTACCGCAAATGGGATACCATATTGAACATTAAGTGGTTGTAGGGTGTACATTATCCCAAATGGGGTAGATAAACCAGATACTCCAACATAGTTTGGTGAAGGCACATCTTGGGGGTTTGAAATATTAGCAGTAGCTACTGCTACTGCTACTGTTTGTCCAGGGCTTACATTTTCGTTCATCAATTCTTTAATTGATTCTCTTATTATATTTTTTAATTGGGTTGCTTTCATGATTTTAACATTTACAAACTCCGGTATTATCACAGATTATATCGCGGATTATATTGTTTACATTAGTATATTTGTATTCAGGTATACGTATTTTACCTTCATTAAGACCTGTTGGAGTCATAAAGGCACCGTGTGTTGAAGGAGTAGAAACAAAATCAAAACAAAGTAATTCAAAATCATCTTGTACTTCAACTGTCCCTTCAGACATATTTTCTTTTACAGAACCCATTCCACGAGAAGAAATACCAACAGTAATTCCATTTCTGAATAGTTCTTTAAGAATATTTCCTGCTGGAGTAGATAGAATTTCAACTTTTCCATATACATCATTTCCTTTCATTTTTACTTCTACAATATTATGAGATACATTTTGTAGATTAATTACTGAAGATTCTGGGTGATCTAATTCGCCCATTGCTCTTCTTTCTTTTACTGGTCCTTCAGAATATTTTTTAATTTCTCTTTCTAAAATATCTTTAGGATAAATTCTACCGTTTTGGTTTTTAGCCTCTGCTCTCTGAATGATACCAGATACCATTAGTGGTTTATTCTCTTTAATAGAACGTTCTACTAATAATTTATCTACTTTAAATTGTCTGTATTCTTGTAATAACATATTTTAAATTGTTTCGTCTTCTATATCTAATTCAGGTTCGGTATCAGATGAATCTGGTGTACTCTTAATATTTTTACTTAATATAGCTTGTATTCTATTTAAAGTAGTTGAAAAATTACCTTCCGAAGAACCCTGTAGCATAAAATTTACTAAATCATCTATCGTATTAATTTCTTGAGCCTGTAGTCCTTTATACTCTCCTTTTCTTATGCTTATAGATAAATCACGAAATTTATCTGCTAATGCAGTTACTGTTTTGGTTTCTTCGGGAGCTTCTTGTTCAGCTATTAATTTAGCTATATAGTGTTTAGCTTCTTGTAGTTTATTATTTTTCATCTTATTCTAGAGTATTTTTTACTTTCTTATAATCTGTTTTTTCTATTTTATTCATATCAATAGAAAATGTTTTAACTTTAGTTCCTTTAGGTAAAAAATCTTTATCTTTTCTATTAACAAACATCCACCCATCTTTATTAGCATCTTTATAGAATTTAGTATTATAAAATTCCTTGGGAAACTCAGGAGTATCTTTAGGAGATATAAATATTTTACTATCTTTTTCTATAGATAAAGGTATTGGTTGACTTACATCATCAGGTACCCCTGCTGGTTGTGGATCAGGTGTAGGTGTTGATGTTCTATCGTCCATAAATACATATATTCCTTTATCTCTTCCGACCGATGTAGCTTTAAATCCTGATTTAGTTAATTGGGATTTTATATTAGAAGGTAATTTTTCTGCGTCTACTATTCCTATTTGTTTATTATCCTTAGAGGCATACATACTACCTAAATATGCTAAAATTTGTCCCGCATTTTTATTTATATTGGAACTATCTAAAAATTGATCAATTGCTGATTGCTCATTAAGCATTTCATAAAAAAGATGTAATGACTCTTTTATAGGTTTAAAATCTATAGCTTGTTGTCCTACACCAGCACTACCTGGAGCTAATTGTTGAGCTTTTGCTCTTTGAGATAATTCTACTCCTAATATATTTGCTATTTTTGAAGTAAATGAATCTGGTTTTTTTCTAGCATTTACAACAGCTTGAGCTAAATCTCTAATTTCTTTAGGTAAAGATTCATTATCTTTTATTTTTGTAAAAGATGATTGTGTATAACCACCTAAAGGTGTATTTTCTTTATTATCGTTTAGATAGGGGAATAATGAAAGATCTGGTTTAATTAAGGCCATAATTACAGCTAATTGGGCTTCTCTAATTAAAGTACCAAATTCGGAAACTGATGGTGCTACAAATGGTGCACCACTTGTAGTACCTGGATCTGCTACAGGATCAAAATCAACTAGAACTACGTTTGTTGGTGGTTCTGTGGTTTCTACTTCTCCTACTCTAATAGCTGATTGAGTAGCAGTAGTGTCTGTTTTTTCTATTTGAGTTAATGATTCGGGATTTTGACCTGCTTCTACATTTTGAGTATACGTTGTACCATCTGCTAATGTAATGGTTTTTCCTGAAACAGTATATTCAGCATTTGCATCATCTAATCCTTTTTGAATATCATCAAATACATAATCAGCTAAACTATTTGCTCTATTTATATCTAATTTATCACTTTCATTTGTACTATTATCAAAATTTGAATTAGGGCCAGTATTACTTGACTGCCCAACTATTGTTTCGGAATAATCTTGACCATTTAGTAAATAATCTATAATTTTATCATCTTCAGTATCTGCTTCATTTTCTCCTTCTGATGTTAATTTACTAGATCCATAATCAAATAAACTAAAATTAGCTGTTTGGTCTCCTTGAATATTAACTCTTAGTCCTTGATCAGCTGCTTGGTTTATATTATCAGTTTCTGAAGATAATTCACCTGGATCTTCTATATCATCAGGAACTTCTACTTCTACATTTCCATCTGCATCTACAAATATTTTAACATCTCCACCAAAATTATATATATCTCCTAGTTTTATATCTCCTATACCTGCTATTATATCTTTTATTTGTGCATCATCAAATCCTGCTGCTGCTAGTTTATTAGATACTCCTGCTAAATTTATATCACTTACTCCAGCTTGAGTTTGAACTGTTTGGAGTGAATCAGGTGATAATGCTTTTACTGTATCTACTATTGAAGCAGCGTTCATTTGGAATAACATGAAAAACACAAAAACTGTTTTTATAGCTTTTCCTGCAAAAGTATCAAACCAAAAGTTTTTTAATTCTTCAGTATCTTTATCTCCTTGTGGTAATTCAGAATCTAATTTATTGCTATATGCTTCATTTTGTTCATTAACTTTTGTTTTTTTACCTTCAAGTTTATCTTTTAATACTTGTAATTCAGCTTCATTTTTAGGTAAAATACCTAATGCATTTAGTCGAAGTGCAAAAGTTATTGCTTTAGAAGAATTTTTAAAATCAGAAGCTAATCCTACAAGAGAAGCAAAAGCTTTAGTATTTTTTATTTTATCTTTAAGACCTTTTAAAAATTTAGACTCATTTAATAAAGTATTTTGGGGAACAAGACCTTCAAATAGTTGATCTAATATTTGGTTAGATAATCTATTATTATAACTTTCAAGAAGTTGTTTTTGTCTCCATTTATATATATCAAACTGTCCCATTTATACTTCTTTATAACCCATATAGCCTTTTTTCTTTTTTCTTTTATTATCTCCAAAAGCGTAAGGAGTAGCATATGCCATACTAACACCAGGAGTAAATGAAGCTCCTGTACCTGTTGTACTTGCTTCTTGAACTTTTTTATATTCTTCGGGATAATTTTTTCTTACGTGAGTTCTAAACTTATTATATATTTCTTTTAATTCTTCAGAAATATTATATAATACTACATCTTCAGGTTTATCTTCTACTAATTTTTCAAAATCTTGAATTTCTGCTTCTATATCTTTAATCATATTAGATATAGAAGGTTTACGGACTACTTTAGATGTAACTCTACCTGTTTCAGGATCAGGTTCTCCACTAACTAATTCAAAATCTTGTTCACGATTTTTTCCTTTATTTCCTCTAGAGGGATCTCTATCTGATTTAATTTCACTAAAAACAGATTCATTTAAATTATATATGTCAGTAAGACTAACCATGGATCGTTTTTAACTCGTTTACTAGTTCATAATAGTTAAGCAAGTTAATAACGTTATCATCATTAACAGATGATTTTTTACATAATGGTTTAATCATGTCTCTTGTTTCAGTTAATTTTACAACTACTGCTTTATCCTCCACTTTTTTAGAGTATCCAGTAATTGTTTTTTTAACCGTCTTGATTTCCTTGTTGATAAAAGACTTAAGAGCAGGGCTATTAGTAACGCTGTTAACATATTCTTTTAATAAGTTTTTTTGGTTTTCTCCTAAACCACTGTACTTGTCATTAAATTTTTCAAGTAAAACTTTATATGTAAGTAATCTAGTATCTTTATCATACTTAGCATAATCTTCCATTACAACATCTTTTTTAGGTTTGTTTTCTAATGTTTTACCTGTGATATGTTCAAGTAATGTTACTTTTGAATTAACTATTGATAACGGAGAAGCATTTTTATTTTCAAGTAAATTAAAAATAGATGCCATTATCTTATAGTTTGAAATTTTAGCTTTAAAGAAATCATTTACATCATATGTATCTTTAATTTCTTTAATTAAATTATATTTTTCTCTTCTTAACTGACCTTTATTTAACTTTCCATGTGCTTCTATTAATGTATCTATTAACATTGTAGCGTTTGATTCTTCTTTAAACTTTTTACCTACAAATGTATGATAAATTTTATACTCTTTTAATAGAGTTGAATCACCACTAAAATATTTTTTAATAATTGATAAGGCCTTTGGATTACTTCCAGCAATAGTATCTGCTGTTAGCTGCCTTGTGAGGAGTTCGAATAAAATTCCAGTATTCTTGTACTTAGAATGTTTTACTTTCATTATAAATTGCAATTTATCTATATATAAATATAAACTTATTTTTGAGACTTAATGTTTTTTTCACTTAAAAGCCCGTTTTCTTCTTCTTCTTTTAAAATTTGTTTTTTATTACGAAATTTTTGAAGAGATTTTTTGATATTAGCAGCTTCAAATGTAGAAACCCTATTAGAATCTGTTGACCTTTCGGGTCTATCTGGTGATAATCCTTTTTTACCTAGTGGATCTCTACTAAAGTTTCCTTTATCAGAACCATAATTTTGTGGACGTTCTACTGGTCTGCCTGGATCTTTTTCATCATACCCTGTTGGTACTTGAGCTGGACCTACTGCTTTATCTCTTTTATTACCATATAATGAAGCCAAATCGTGGGGAGTACCATATGATATACCTGATTCTACAGGATCATTACCTTCGTTTTCAATTTGAGATAATCTGAACTTTTGCATTGCTTCATCAAGCATAGCTTCTTTTTGGTCAGCATACTCATCAGGTGATAAACCGTATATGTTTTCATAAACCCAATCTTTACTAAAGATTTTATTATCAATCATTGATTGGGCTACTGTAGTTTTAGAAGTAAATAATTCTACTTTTTCTTGTTCATATATAATAGATGGTGTAGTTAATTCTAGAGAAAAATCAACTAATTGTTCATCTGTAAATCCTTGAGAATATAAATGTACTAATGCTATTTTAGTTAATTCTGATTCTATAATTCTTTGAACACGTTCTATAGTACGGGCAAATCTAACATCCATACCTGCTAATGTTGATTTACCTTCTACTCCTTCTTCATAACCTAAAAATGGTTTAGGTATTTTAAGGGCAGCCATCATTTTAGCTTTTAAATATTCAATATCAGTTGTACCGTCATAATCTAGACCTTTAGTAGTATCAATACGAGTTGTAGCATCATTACTTCTAACAGGAATAAAGAAATCTTCAGTCATATTCTGAACATTAAATTTAAGATTATAATCACCTGTATTTTGGTCTATATAGGGTGTTTTTTTCATTTTATTAGCTGTATCAGCCATAAATTGTTCTATCTTATCAGCATCTGTTTGACCTACATTAATATAAAATACTCTTTTTTCTGGGGCTCTCATTATACGATGGATTAACATCGCATCTTCCATCAACATCAATTGTTTAAATACTTTACGAGCTGGTTCTAAATAAGCTCTACCATAAGGAAGATAATTAGAATCTGTGAGTAATCTAAAGTGGGCAACTTCATAATTTTCTAATGTAAATTGATCTCGTCTAATTGTATTAGTTGCTCCTGAGGCTAAACCATTTGGATCCATAGTAAATCTAACATAAGAAGGATTTTCAGGATCAGTTCCTTCTTCTCTTACTACCTCATAAACAGATAAAGGTAAAACATTAAATACACCAAATTTTTCAGATACTTCTAATTTAAGATAAAAATCACCATACTTACACATGTTTCTAACCCATGTAGGAAGATTAAATTCTACATTTAAAACATCATAAAATAAATTATGTAATACTTTTCTAATATTTTCATCTGATGAATTAATATTTAGTACTTGTCCATATTCATTTCTTGCTGTAGTTTCATCAGAAATAATATCAAGTGCAGCTGCGATAATTGGATCATGATCCATAGCTTCATAATCACTATAAAGCTGTAGTCGCATTGACTGATAATTTAGTGTTGGGTTGTACTGTAGTGATGATCCTACAGGTTTGTGTAAACGTGTAAATCTATCATAAAGTGAATTAGTAGCTAGGTTTCCATATTTTTGGATTCTAGCAGTATCCATTACTTTAAGTCTTTTTCCTCCTACATTTCGTATAATTACATCACTTGAAAATAAACGTTGTAATCTTGAAAATAAACTAGTATCTGCCATTCTTTAGTTGTTTGTTATAAATATATTAAAGGAGCCAAGTCAAATCTTGTTGTCCATGTTCTCCCATATCTTGAGTCCAGCCTATTTGTCCTTTACTAGGTTTACTACTATAAATAGCTGAGGGGCCTTTCTTCCAATTATTTAATGTTGCATTTGTTAAATCTATTCCTTGTTGAGCAAATTTAAGTGCTGTATCTCTTACATAACACCCTGTAGCTAAAGACATAATTAAATCATCATTATATCCTGTTTGGGCTTCTGCTCTTCCATTTTTCCAAATAAAAGTTCTTAATTCTTCTAATGTTCGTTTTCCCTGAATTATTACTGATTTTTCTCTCATATAGGCATCTAATTTACCTATTACAAGAGGTCTAGATTTCATACTCATTGTAAAACCAGGAACCATTTTAGTTGTGTCTACTATATCATGCCATTTAGCTAAAAATGCGTCTGCATTAGTTGCGGCGTCTCCTTTAGGTGAATAATATAAATTTTTATATCCTTTATCTATTACTACTTGAATTGTATTCCAACCTATGTTTGCATTTTCAATAACTAATAAGGCATTATTATATTCAGTTGCTATTGCAACTAACATATGGCCATATTCTTTAGTACCTATTTGGCTTTTAAATTCACCAATTTGTTTGGCTTCTTCAATATCAATAATATGAAATGCAGAATAATCTTTAGAATCACCTCTAGCTACATCAGCTACAATTATATAATTCCTATTATAGTCTGGATACTCCCAAATATGCAAATCACCATTTATACCTCTTTTTTCTACAGGATCACATAAATAGGTTCTTTCATAGTACGATAAAACATCAACATCAAATACAGTATTACCAGAGGTTGTAAAATCACAGTCACATTCTTGTGCTGCCATTCTTCCTCCTAATTCAGCATCTTGTTGGTTTCTCCAAGCTTGATTTCTTTCTGGGTGTACTGTCCAAGGTAATCTAATTGGTACAAATCCATTTTGATTTTCTTGAGCTTTAACCCACATTCTATGGAAAAAGTTACCTGTACCATTTGGTGTAGATAATACAATTGCCCTACCACCCGTTGAAAGTGTTTGCTGTGATGATGCCCAAATGTCTTCGATCCTATTTTCTTCAATAAAGGCAGCCTCATCAATAATCAACAAAGAAATTGCTTCTGATCTACCAGCATCACTTGCTGCTGATACTGCTTTAATTTGAGAACCATTTTTTAACCGCAGTGCTAATTTATTTTTTTCAACAAAACCAATTTGTAACCAAGAAGGTAAATTATCATACATAAATTTTACCTTAGTTACCAAGTTTTTTGCTGTGTCTTGTTTGGTTGCAACTACTAATATATTTTTATCTTTTTGAAACACCATCATCCATAAAGAAATACCTGCGGATAGTGTTGAAATACCCAACTGTCTAGATTTTAAAATAATATTTCTATCATTTTTATTTAGTAAAGTAAGTACTTTTTCTTGAAAAGGATAAAGATTAAACTGTATTCTACCTCTAGTTGGGTGTTGAATATAACAGTATTTTTTCATAAAGTAGACTGGGTCTTTAGCACATTTGATGTACTCTTGCTTTATGATTTGTTTTATATTAGTATTTGCCATATGGTTATACGTATAACCTTTATTATCTCATATATGATTTTGCTTCAATACTATATAGTACTTGGGCTATACGATCTTCAGTTGTGCCACTAATAGTAATAGCTTTTTTTCTACAATGCATTCCTATAATTGATCTTATTTCTCTATCAATAGCCATTCTATATTCAGCATCTGTTTCTCTGACACCATTATCTTCTATTTTTACACCTTTAGGTGAAACATAAAATAAATGATCATATTCTTGTATTAAGTGAAATAAAGCTGAACTCAAGTGGTGTTTTTCATAGTCTTTCATTGATGTAGATAATTTAGAAAATGCCATAACATCAATAATTGTTCTATCTGTTATAATATTTTTTTGCATTAACTCAGCTGCTCTTTCAGCTGCAAATACTAATTGGCCTTTATAAGTGCTATCTGTATTTAATGGGATACCCATTTCCATAAGATACTTTGAACGTTCTGTTCTACAAGTATAATTTTTAAATTCAGGTAACTCCTTTAATGCTTTTACTAGTGTAGTTTTTCCTACACTCATTGTTCCACAAAAACCTATTTTCATATTAAAATCTTACTGTTCCTTTAAATGCTGGATTTTTATACCAAGGTAATCCTTCTTTACCTTTTTGTATTTCATTCCATGTATCAAAATCATATTGAATACCATTTAAATAATATTCTTTTCTTTTTTGTTCTTTATTAATTAAAGCAGGACCTTCATCACTATGAAATACTGCTCTGTCACCAAAATCTAAAACATGTGCTGTTGTTTTAGAGCCATCTTCTTCTATTCTAGATACTCTTCTTACTTTAGTTTTTGGATTAACTGATCTTTGAACTTTATCTAATTGTTCTTTTCTTGCTTGTTCAGCATTTATTTGATGTTTATTCATAACTTACTATACTATGTTCGTGAAAATCAGGAAATTCTTGTTTTGTCTTTAATAATGATTCAGCAACATATGTACCTTGAGCTCCTGACACTGTAATACCTCTTGCTGACAATGCATCACCTACAAAATGTACATTAGGAAACCTAGTAAGACTTAAATCATTGTAGTTAACTAATGGTTCTGGTGATAAATATTTTACTTCAGGCATATAAATACCCCAATCTTTACCTAGTGTTGGAAATACTTTTTCCATATCTTCAATAAAGTCGTGAATATATGAAGCATAATCCCCAATAGCATCCCATAATGGGTCCATACTATTTACAACGTGTGTTTTTACATAATCACCTTCTGATGTTTTTGAAGGTACTCTGTGTGATGGTGAATAAAATAAACCTACACCTTCATGTTGTAATTTTTCTACAGCTGCTCTTGACCAGTCAAATGGTTTATCTATACCTCTAATTTCCATTAAAATACCAAAAT